CTGCAGAACCTGCAGCAAGCGCGAGGCGTCGCCGCGACTTTGCCTGTTCGAGAATTTGCCGGATTCAATCCGCTGTATCAGGCTGGCGAGGCGCAGCTAACGAACCTCGGCCTCACGCCATTCACCGGCGAAGAGATTACCGCGTTCCAAAATCCTTACGAGCAGCAAGTTGTCCAAAATACTTTACAAGATATTGAGGACCAGCGTCGCATGGGCCAGCTGGCAGAGGCGCAGCGCGCCACGGCCGCTCGCGCCTTTGGCGGCTCCCGCCAGGGTGTGCAGCAGTCGCTGACTAACGCGGCCGCGCTGCGCCAAGCGGCCACGACGGCCGCTAACCTGCGTATGCAAGGCTACGGCCAAGCGGCGCAGCTGGCGCAGCAGGCGCGCAACATCGGCCGTCAGGGTGCGATGGACGTTATGGGTCTGGGCGGTGCTCGTCAGGCGTTCACGCAGCAGCAGCTGGATGCGCTGCGCAACATTGGCCTCGAGCGCCTTGGCATCTCTCAAGCCGGCCTGAGCCTGAACCTGCCCAATCTGGGCATGACGCAAAGCGTGCCGCTGTACCAAAATCGTGCCGCTGGCGCGCTGGGCGGCGCTTTGGGCGGTGCGCAGCTGGGACAGATGGCAGGCTTTGGTGCAGGTCCTGGCGCTGCGCTGGGCGCTCTGGCTGGTCTGCTGTAAGGGGAAATCATGGCAACGTCATTCGACTTCGGCGGCCTGCTTGGGAACACTTTCGGCGGCAACCTGTCCGCACTTGAAGATCTGCTCACGCCTGAGCAACGCGCCGCGATTCAGCAGCAGGCGGGCCTCTCGGCCGCTGCAGCTTTGCTACAGGCCGCGGGGCCGAGCACGACGCGAACCAGTCTGGGCCAGGCTCTGGGCTCTGCCTTTACGGCGGGTCAGGCGGGAATGCAAAAGGGCACTGAGTCTGCTTTGGCTCAGATGCTGACGCGCCAGAAGCTGGACGAGGCAAAGCGTGCGCGTGATCTGCAGGCAAGAATTGCCGGCGTGCTTACGGGCGAAGGCGCCCCTGTGTCTGCGCAAGGCGAGGTTACCCCTGCCGGCGCGCTCGCTGCTCCAGGCATGGCGGTTGGCCCTACTGTAGAGCGCGCAGCCATGATAGGTCAACAGGCCCAACAACCTGCCATGAGCGCCAATGCAGTTAAGGCTGCTCAATATCGCCGGGTTGCTGATGCATATGCTGCATTCGGGAAAAGCGAGGATGCAACGCGCTTTCTTGATATGGCCGAGAAATTGGCGCCGAGTCGTCAAGAAGTGGTGGGCGATCCGATTAAAACTTCAACCGGCTATGTGCAGCGCACTAAAACTGGCGGCTTTATACAGCTGCCGAAAGAGTTTGAGCCGGCATCTAAACCGACTGGCGAGCCACAAGTTGTTACGGAGCAGGCCAGCGGGAAGCAAGTTCTTGTGCAGCGTTATGACGATGGCACCTATAAAACGGTCGAGCAGTTTGGGCCGCCCCGTAAGATTGAGCGCGTTGATTTTGGCGGCGGCGTTCAGTTTGTTGACATGAATGCAGTTCGTCCTGGAACAACTATCGGAAAAACCTTGGCGCCTCAAGTTGTCGGCGGTGCAGAAACCGGCTATTACGTTCTCGGTGGTGGCCGTGGCGGAATGGGCGCACCTGCTGCCCCCGCTGCCGGTCGCGCTCCTGCAGCTGGCGGCGTTGCCCCGGCTGCTCCAGCTGGTGGCGTGGCACCGGCCGCACCTGCTGCAGCTACTACTGCGCCCGCGGCGGCTGGGCCAGCAACGGAAGGTCTGCAGCCGGTCATTCCGGGCACGGGTAAAGAGTTCGAAAATTCCAAGGCTCTTCGCGCTGAGTTCACGAAGGCAGCGCAGCCATTTGTGGATCTGTCGCAAGCATTCCAGAAGATTGAAAACGCCGCGAAAAATCCTAGCGGTGCCGGCGATATTTCGCTGATTTATGGCTATATGAAGATCCTTGATCCGGGTTCTGTTGTCCGCGAAGGCGAATTCGCAACGGCGGCGAACGCTGGCGGCATTCCTGATTCCGTGAAGAGCATTTACAACAAAGCAATTCAAGGTCAGCGTCTGTCGGAGAATGTGCGCAACGACTTCCTCGGACAAGCCAGAAACCTGATCGAATCGCAGCGTGTTCTTTCTAATGACTTGGTAGAGCGCTATAAGGGTCTGGCAACGCAATACAAACTGCAGCCCGATCAAGTGACATTCGACCCATTCAAGCGAATTAAAAAGCCTGAAGAACTTATTCAAGGCGTTACGCCGCCCGCAGCTCCTGCAGCAGCTGCTGCTCGGCCTACGGCCAGCTCTCCTCGCCGCTTCTGGGAAGACTTTAATTTGATTCCCCGCCCCCAATAAGGATCGCCATGACGAATATTGAGCGCATTCAAGAAAACGTGCGGCGCCTGCAGGCGCAAGGCCAAGGTGGCGACACCATTACGCAATACCTCAAGAGCGAAGGCTATACGCCGACGCGCTACGAGCAGGCCGTAAATCGCGTCTCTAAACTGGCCGGTCCCCCTGTTGAGGCTGGCTTTGGCCGTTTGCTTATGCAAGGCGCGTCGTTCAACACTTCAGATGAGGCAGAGGCTGCACTGCGCGCTGGCGCCGTTTCCGGCCCGAGATATGAACAGGAACTGGCGCGTGTGCGCGAGGGCATCAAGCAATACGAAGAGGCTTACCCTGTCCGCGCATTTGTCGGTGAGGCTGTTGGCAGTCTTGTGCCTACCGTTGCCGGACTTATCGCCGCCCCGTTTACTGGCGGCACCTCTGCGGCCGTCACTGGCGCGCGCGTCGGTCAGCAAGCCGCCAAGATCCCCGGACTGCTGTCGCAGGTCAAGCGCGGCACAGTCTCTGGCGGTACTACTGGCGTTCTTTCCGGTGTTGGCGGTGCTGAAGGCGGTTTAGAGAGCCGCGTTTTGGGCGGCGTTGTCGGCGGCTTAACTGGCGGCACACTGGGCGCTGCGACTCCTGTTGCCACTAATGTGCTAGGCATCGGCGCTCGTAAGGTCGGCGAAACCGTCGGTGTTGTCAAACCGCAAGACGCAACGCAAAAGGCTCAGGAAATTTTGGCTCGCAAGATTGCGCAAGAAGGTCTGACGCCTGAGCAACTCGCAGCGCGCCAGGCCGAAACAGTGCGCACTCTTGGCGCCCGTGATGAGACGCTGGCCGACATTGGTGGCGAAGCTGTTCGTCGTCTTGCCCGCGGCGCGATGGCGATCCCGCAAGCCGCTGAGACTGACGCTCGCCAGATGCTGACCGAGCGCGCAGTCGCCGCTGGTCCGCGAATCATCAAGGACATTACGGACCTCACGGCCGTCGGCGCACGCGATCTGGATGAGGTTGCAAGCGACATCATCACCCGTCGATCTAATCTGGCAACGCCGTTCTATGAGCAGGCCCGCGCTGCGGGTCAGGTCGAATCGTTTGCTATCGACAATCTGCTGAGAAAGTCGAAGGACATCCAGCAAGCGATTTCTAACGCTCGCCGCCTGCCTCAGTACGCAGACCTGCCTGACAACGACATGAATATGCTAGATAAAGCATATAAGTACGTTGGCGATCTGGCGGATATGGCAAAACAATCTGGCGAAAAAGAGCGCTTCCGTGACTTGGACGCGTTGCGCACGCAACTGCGCGCCGCGATTACCGACAAGGTTCCCGTTTACGGTAAGGCACTGGATACATTCTCGGGCGAGTCTGCACTGCTTGATGCGCTGAATTCTGGCCGTGAGAAGTTCCTGCGTAAATCGCCGGCAGAGATCCAGCGCGAAATCGCATCCCTTAAGGATGAAGGCCAACAGCAGATGTATCGCCTGGGTGCGATCCAGACCCTGCGCGATGAGATTTACGGGATGCGCGAAACCGCTGATGTGGCGAGCAAGTTCCTAAACGACCGCAACATGAAGGATCGCTTTAAGCAGATCTTTAATTCGACGGGCGAATATGAGGCGTTCATTAAGAACCTGCAGCGCGAGCAGTCTATGGCTCGCACTCGCGGCATGATCGAAGGCGGCTCTCCTACCGCCAGGATCGGTCAAGAGATTGCGGAAATCCAGGGCCCTGCACCGTCTGAGATCATCTCTGCCGGCGCTCAAATGGCTCGCGGTGACATTCTTGGCGGTGGTACAAACTTGCTGCGCCAGCTGGTGCCGCGGATGCAGGGACTCGATGAGAACGTCGCCGAGCAGATTACTCGCAGCGTGCTGGACCCGAGTTTCGCCCGCCAGCAAGAGACGCTTATTGGCCTGACGCCAGTGCTCGATGAGCTACGGCGACGGGCCCTGCAGCAGCAGGTGCGCGCAACGGGATACTCTGCCACCGCGGGAACCGCTGTTCCGGGACTTCTAGGCGACTAACCTCCATGCCTAACAAACCAAACGAGCAGCAGGCCAAGCAGTTCGACGAATTTGTTAGGCACTGGCAGCAGCTCCTTAATTTGCAGGACTGGCGCATCGAGAAGGGAATCAAGTCCGCTCGAGGCGCTATGGCGTCGGTGGAATGCGACAGCCCTGCTCGCCTGGCGATTTATCGCTTGGGCGACTTTGGCGCGGAGGCCATAACGGATTCGTCGCTGTCACACACCGCACTTCATGAAGTGCTACATATCTTCCTTTACGAGCTGATTGCTGCAGCGCAGGATCAGAAAGCCACGCCGGAGCAACTCGAGAGCGCCGAGCATCGCGTGATTAATGTTCTCGAGCGCGTATTAGGGTCAGCGCATGGCAAACAAAACTGTTAGCGATGAGGAGTTCATTGAGATGTGGCGAACGCTGAAGTCAGCCGCCACGATCTCCCATAAGCTGAACATACAAGAGCGTGCCGTCCACTCTCGTCGCCGTCGCATTGAAAATAAGTACGCGATCAAGCTGGTGGCCAAAGACTTCAGGACAGAGCTGTGGACGCACCGCCAGACGGCGCATGAGCACTCGGCCCGCCATCATCTCGGGATTGAGAACGGCACGATCATCGTCTTTTCTGACGCGCACTTCTGGCCTGGTATTCGCACCACTGCATTTAAAGGACTTTTGTGGGCAATTAAGGAGCTCAAACCCAAGGCTGTAATAAATAATGGTGACGCTTTTGACGGAGCCGCGATCAGTAGATTCCCCAGGGTGGGGTGGGATTCAAAGCCCAGCGTCGTGCAGGAACTCAAGGCTTGCGAGATGTACCTTGGCGAGATCGACGACGAGGCGAAGAAGGCGTATAGCAAGGTAAAACTGATCTGGGCGCTGGGCAACCACGACGCTCGCTTTGAGAACCGCCTAGCCAACACTGTGCCCGAGTTCATGGCCGTCGGCGGGTTCAAGTTGAAGGACCATTTTCCGGCTTGGATTCCCTGCTGGAGCTGCTGGCCGACCGAGGATGTCGTAGTCAAGCACCGAATGAGGGGTGGCATCCACGCCACCCATAACAACACGGTTAGCAGCGGAAAGACCATCGTGACGGGGCACCTGCACTCGCTAAAGGTGACGCCGTTCTCCGACTACAACGGCGAGCGCTTCGGGGTCGACACTGGAACCCTAGCAGACGCTAACGGCCCGCAGTTCGTGGATTACCTCGAGGACAATCCGACGAACTGGCGTTCCGGATTTGCCGTGCTCACATTCCATAATGGCCGGCTCCTGTGGCCCGAACTCGTCCACGCTCTAGCACCAGGTGCTATACAGTTTCGCGGCCAAGTCATCGACGTAAGCAAGCTGTGAGCGCGTGGCTGATCATTGCAACCGGGCTGGCATACGCCTACGTCGCGGTCGAGCAGTTCTTCAAAGGCAACCCGCAGATGACGGTGGTCTACGCAGGATATGCGTTTTCCAACGTCGGGCTTTACATGATGGCCCGTTAACGCGCCCGACGCGCAATCAGATCCAGCACCTCGCGGTCGCCAGACTGCTCCGCGGTAGGAGCAAACAGAGCGCGATTTCTCTCCACCGCGCCCACGCGGGGCTCGCATAGGTAGTACACCGCCAGAGACTTGCGGTACTGCCCCGGCGGGCAGGTGATCGGCTCGGGCAATCCGTGCCAAGCGTTCGTGGTGTCGAAGATCACGGCGCGGTTAAAGATCGGCGCGATGGACTTAACGAGCCGCCCAGGCTTGCCGCCATCGTCGGACCACAGGCCCAGCGCGCCACCCCACGTCTGATCCCAATCAGGATTGAGATACACGATCAAGTTCAGCCGGCGCTCGAGGCCGAGCTTGGGGTGGATGCTGTAGTCCAGATGCGTATTGAGTTTTCCGCCGGCGCCGTGGATGTGCATCCCGCCGCCGTGAAGGCCGTGATCTGGGTAGAGTTTGCAGTGGGTTAGGCGCTCAAAGATCCGATAGCACTCTGGCGAGTTGATGTCAGTAAAGAACTGATACAAATTTGGTGCAAAAAAGTGCCAATTATTTAGTGTCTTTTTCACCTCAATGGCGTTGTCGTAACTGTGCCAGGCGCTGCTGTCGTAAGGCGGGAATTCGCCGGCGAGTTTGTGCGCTAGTTCGTCGTCGAAGAAGTTGTCCAGCACCAGGTGCGGGAACGGGTCGAGGCTTTCCCAATGGTTAGCGTTTGTCATTGCTTTACACCGTAGGCGGCGATCAGGACGGCGTCGCTGCGGCCGTCATCTTTGACGCGAGAGAACATATCGGCGTGCTCGGGGAACAGCTGGGCGGCGCGATAGCGAGAGCCATCCTTTCCCTGCGGCACGTCCAGCGCCTTCTGCCAAGTGCGCGGCGGGATCGTCGTGGTGGGAACCTCGCAGGCAGCCAGTATCCCAAGGACTACACCCAGGCTCTGGCCCATGCTAAACATCGACGTGACGCCCTGGCCGGGCATGGCGTTTAGGCGCTCGAGGTAGGCGGCGTCTGCTTTGGCGCCGCGAATAATGAGGGACAGAGCCTGCGCATTGACCATGCGCTTAGTTTTGTTGTTGCGCTCCAGCGTCACAGTGGGCATATCGTGGATCTCGTGCAGGTCGCCGTCCACGATCAGCGCGATGGCGCCGTTTAGGCCGACGTCAATGCCTAGAACTCTCACGCCTTGGAGGCCACCGAATCGACGGCCTCTGAGAGCGTTTTAAGGCGCGCGGCTATGAGGGCATCAACCGACTGCTCTAAGCGCTTTACGGACCCGTAGAGGGGCTCCGTGACGCCGTTAGACCAGCGGCTGACCTGCGCCTGGTCGATCTCCGCCACCCGGCAGACGTCGCTCATGCGAAACCCTGCCGATTCGGCTTTGCCCTTGATGTCAGAAATTGCTTGTTGCGCCGCTGTAGTCATGCATAAAATTCTAAGCTGTTGATGACTAGGCGGTCAAAAAGAGGGGCGAGGTGTGACCCCCGCCCCGAAGGATGGCAACTGCGGGGAGACACCGCAGCGGGGCGCGGGTAACTGATAACCACGCCCGGAGCTGATTCTAGACGGGTAATAGTTGACTGAACTGTAGGGGAGTTGACGATTTCTACAATTGCCCGATAATCAGGCCGTCAACAACGCAAACGGAGCAAACGACTATGAAGCACATTCAACGCGAATCAGACAAGGCCAAGGCAGCCGCCGCCGCCAATCGCCTGATCTTTCTTGGTTACAACGTCATCTCTAGCGGCTACGGCAACGTGATGGTGAATGTTGGAACCGATTCGCATCGCATCATCAGCGTCAATCACGCAGATGTTGATGCATTCATCGCGCAATATCCCGCTTAAATCAGGAGACCACAAAATGCAAACCACCAAACGCTACGCCAGAACCCTTGAAGAAGCCTTTGGCCCCGGCCACCGAGGCGGCATCTACGAAAAACCCAGCGAGTTCGGTCTGGTCGACAAGGTCATCACCGGCCTGTGCGGTGTGATCCTCTTTGGCCTTCTGCTGGCAATCGTCGGGGGGTGGCTGTGACTGAGCGAATTACTGGAGGCCCCGCGTTTCCTTGGTGTGGCGATCTGAACGACTGCCCCACCATCAACCTTGGCATGACCCTGCGCGACTACTTCGCGGCCAAGGCGATGCTTGGACTTCTTAACTCAACCCGGATCAGTCAACCTGATTGGATTGCCAAAGATGCCTACGAGATGGCCGACGCCATGCTTAAAGAAAGGAACAAATGATGCACGACAAGCTAAACGCCGAGATCGACAAGATCGTCGCGGGGATGGCGCCGCCTCAGAACTCCATTGGGATGCTCTCCACCGATGACGTCGTGCGCATGGTTCGCAAGGCCGCGACGCAAGGCGCAATGGCCGGCTGGGTGGCCGGCGAGAGAACGGCGCGCTCGCACTGGGGCCGCGAGATAGATGCGCTCAGGGAGCGGATCAAGCAGCTGGAGATGGATCAGATTGCGGGGGCGAGATGAGAGTTGACCTATCAGCACGAAATTCAAAATTTGAAAGAAATGATGCTGCGTCGGCACTCCGTAAGCTGTGTGTAGTTGAGGATAGGGACTGTGAAGACGTCTTAGTCACTCTTAGGTGGTTTGAAGCCTTCATACGGAACAAGGCGGGTAATGATCGGATCGCTCTTGATTGTATCGAAAGTTTGCGAAGGTTTATCAGGCGGCACCGCGCCATTGAGCGCGCCCACGGGATCGGGGGTCAGCAATGATCCTCGTCTTCACCCTGCTAATCCTGTGCGTCTGCGCGCTCATCGCAATCCCGCTAGTGCTGGACTCTGATCTGCGCCAAAACGTGGCATTCTGGGGCGCTGTATTCGCTGCGCTTGCAGCTCCTTATCTCATCATGGAAACCATTAAATGAGCGGAAAGCGAGGCCACCGCATCGCGCAAGTGCGAAGCATCCTGCGCCTGGCGGAAGACGGCATGACGGTCAGCCAGCTGTCGCACCGCACCGAACTCGACAGGCCGCACCTATCGCGGATCTTGAACAAGATGCCCGACGCCTACATCGACCGCTGGATCAAGCACACGCGCACCTACGAGGCGGTCTGGGCCGTCGTGGTTCCGCCGGACAACTGCCCTAAACCTAATGTCAAAAACTGAAAGAAGAACATGGAACGACTGAACCACGAAGAAGTGCTGAACCTGCTAAAGGACACGCTGATTTTCAAGAACACGCCGGACAAGATGCGACCGATGCTGATGGTGAGCGTCATGGATCTATCCGATGAGATCCAGGACGAGCTTGAGCGCCGTAACGCGCAGACGCAGGAGGCGTAAGTGCAGGACACGGAACGCCAAACCATGCGCGAGCACATCGTTTTCTTGGGCACGCAGCTGGAGAACGAGCGCCATCGCTCAAAAGAGAAAAGCGATTTCCTGCGCCGGCTGCTGCACCCCGAGGACCTGGGTCACGCCGTGACGCCAGAAGTTCGGAAATTGGCCTACGCAATCATCAATAACGAATTTAACGAACAGCGCGATCGGGAGAACAAGAAGTGACGCCTCTACAGGAATTTGTAAAGAACCGCTGCGTGATGCACGAGGGCTGCTGGGAATGGTCTGGTGCCGTCCAGCCGCACGGCAACACGCCGACGATGCGCCATAACGGACGCGTGGCTGGCGTGCGGCGTTTCCTCGCAATCGACATGGGTAAAGAGGTCAAGGGCAAGGTCGTCACGCACAAATGCGGCAATCCTGCTTGCGTGAACCCGGAGCACTTGGCGGTGATTACCCGCGGCAAGCTGCAAAAACGCATCGCCGGCGAGCGCAGCTACAAGACGAACCCGCTGCGCCAGAAGAAGATCGCGGACAAGGCGCGCGAGAACTCCAAGCTGAATCTGAGCATCGTCGAGCAGATCCGCGCCGCGGACGGCTCGCAGCGCAAGATCGCCGC